AATCAACGCGGATATCACCACCTCACTATAAAACGTGAGATTGGCGGATTATTGCATAATGCAATAATTCGTAAAATCGATTCCGTGCTTGGTGAATTTGACTTCGAAAGTTGGGTAGATTCGTCTGACTGGGGACCTGGATCTTCACTCTTAATCAAGGGTGTTGATACAAGTCCGGTCAATAAGTACCGCTTAGAAAACGGTACAACGCGTCCACTAGATGACCTTATGGGTGAGCTTTACGCACTCATCTACCCCAATTGGGATCTGTCCAAAAGGCAAATCCAGACTGGGAATAAGGTTATCACCGTACCCAAGAACTCGAAAACGGATAGAACCATTGCCATTGAGCCAGGGTTAAATCTCTGGTTTCAAAAAGGTATTGGAACTCTTATCCGTCGTAGACTTCGATGGGTTGGCATTGATCTTAATTCACAGGAGATTAATCAACGACTCTCACGAGTCGGTAGCTTAAACAATAGTCTAGCTACAGTTGATTTTTCTGCTGCGAGCGATACCATAGCCCGTTCTACTGTGGAGGAATTACTTCCAAAGCAGTGGTTTCTGGTGATGGACGCTCTTAGATCAAGGTATGGCGTCTTGGATAAGAAAGCATTCTGGTACGAAAAGTTCTCCAGTATGGGGAACGGTTTTACTTTCGAACTAGAATCGCTGATTTTCTATTCTATCGCTTATGCAGTATGTAAATATTTGCATTACGATACGAAGGATGTCAGCGTCTATGGAGATGATGTTATCCTCCCTAGGCTAGCTTACCCATTGTTCACAAAAGCCTGTAAGTTCTATGGCTTCACCGTTAATGAAAAGAAGAGTTTCTCTTCTGGACATTTTCGGGAAAGCTGTGGAGCTCACTGGTTCAGTGGACTTAACTGCAAACCCTTCTTCTTAGAAGAAGAGGTCATAGGAGACTCTAAGACGTATTTAACAGCCAATAACGTTAGACGTGTTTCACGAATTCAAGGTCTTGAATTTTGTGATAGACGTTTTTATCGTTGCTGGCTGTACCTCAGAAAGAAGATTAGAAAACCTTTTCTAATTTCTGAGGGATACGGCGATGGGGGTTTCATCGTCAATTTTGACGAAGCTACCCCTTCTCGCGCTCGGAATGGTATCGAAGGATACTATACCAAGTTCTTAGCAGATATACCTCGCGTATATCTCTCCGACGACCACCCAGTCTTGCTTGCAAGATTGAGAGGTTGCGGTCAAGAGATTAGTTTTGGTAACAAGACTAATCTCAGACGCCTAGTCAAGCAAAAAGTGAAACGTTTGCTTGTCCGACGGTGGATCAACCTAGGGCCTTGGATCTAATCCAACTCTTTAATTGATCCCTTAGCCTGTGGCTTGGGTGGAAAACTCCAAAAAGAGTCTTTCCAGGTTAGAGGATGCGAAAGCAAGGGTCGGTGGATAAAGGAT